GTTCAACAGCGCGTTGGAGACTGTGTTATGTAGGGCAACCCGACGTAGCCGTTTTAGATTTGCCGGGAGAAATATTCGGTGGTAATAACTTCGTTGTAAAACTTAGCAGTTCAAATACTGAAAACCTGTCTGGTAAATTCATACAACAGCCTGTTCTTGTAGACTACAAAGGCGACGAGTATGTATATCAGCAGGGCGTTATCACAATTATTCCAAAAATCAGAGCATGAAAGTAAATATTTCACAGTATATGGGTTAGTATTGCTCTAGCCCATATACTATAACCTATAAATAAACTAAGGAGTGATTTCTTTGGCTATTACAACTTATCAGGCCAATAGACTCAATAACTATCTGTTTGGCTCTACATCGTTTACGCCGAACGGTACGTATTATATTGGGCTTTCTACTACTGCTATAAATGCGGCTGGTACTGGTGTTACAGAGCCGACTGGTGGCGGATACAAGAGAGTAGCAGTCACAAATAACAAAACAAACTTCACAGATTCTACTGGCGGTATCGTACAGAATAAGGTACAGTTTGAGTTCCCAGAAAGCACAACGGCGTGGGGAACTATCACACATGTATTTATTGCTGATTCAGCTACAACAGGCGGTGGCAACATACTTTATTACGATGCTTTGACTACTCCTAGAACGGTTCAGACAGCTACGATTCTTTTGTTTGCTATTAACTCAATGAAGATTCAGCTTGTGTAATTCTAGAACGGAGGCGATTTTATGAAGCCGTTCAAAATATATGCCAATGCCAAGCGTTCATTCACAATAATAGCAGCTACGTTTCCTAGACTGGTAACTTTGCTGTTCAACAACATCAACACAATAAAGATTATATCTTCTTTGAAAGCTAAGTTGCTGTCAAAGGTTACTATTAAGACACAATATTTGTTTTCAGTAGTAGCTAATCGTGTCAAACTTAGAATGTTAATGGCAAATAAAGTTACCCCGATAAAAACCAATTTAATTGTCTCTTTCAAGTCGATAGTATCAAATCTCATTACTATTACCATGACAAGCAATATTGTAGCAAGTATGAAAATGCTTGTCAAGGCTACCACAACCATACCAGTAATGTTGAAAATAACAGCACAGCCATTAGTTGGTAGATTTAGATTACTTGGTGAACTAGACCCAAAAACGCTTGGTGAGATGGACGGTAGTACGCTTGGAGAATTGGATTTTATTATGTCATAATCTTCACAATTATAAAAGCCGCACCTTGTTATTGCCACAAATAAAGGCGACATGGTAAAGAAATAAAAAAGGAGTGGTTAAATGGCTACAACGCCGAATTATAGCTTTTCAGTGTATAGCAGCACTGACACTGATGTAAGGTTCTTGGATTTCCGTGTTGCCACCGCTGGCAGTCAGAGTACAAGCAACTTTTATGTTATAGATACTGTGCTTAAACAACATTCTGATGCTATTGATAGTATAAATGCTACACCTTCAGCGTTTGTTGTTAAAGGCACATATTCTTCTGGTTCGTTATATACTGCTAGTGTAGCGAACTATCCCGGATATAAAAACGAACAGCTTATTGTTCTTTCGTTGAATCAAAAGAATACTGGTGCTGTGCAAATCAATATTAACGGAACCACGAATAAAGATGTTATGAAATATGGTTCTGATGGTGTACTTAAAGCAGTAGATGCTGGCGACTTTGTTGCTAATAGCCCTGTGTTGTGCTTATATGACGGTACACGATTTGTCGTTATTGGAATTACTAGTGCTTCCTCTATCACTGTAACAGGTGAAGCTGGTGATATCTTACAAATAGCCGATGATGGCACGATTGAAAGCTCTGGTAAAAAGGCAGCACAACCCAATGGTATTGCTACGCTTGATGAAAACGGCAACGTTGTACAGGTGGCTAATATGGCAAACAGTGCCGCCGCTGTGTATAGTGGAGAGCCTGTGACGATTGAGTATGCTGACGAGAATCGTATTGGCTCTGTTACTGCTTATGGCAACAACTCTCAAACATCTGGTACAACTACGGCACCGATTTCAATGAACGGTGTAGATAGTGTACAAGTAAGTGGTAACAACTTGTTTTTGAACAATGCTGAAATTGAAACTGAAACAAAAAGAGGTATTACATTCACTGTAAACCCCGACAAAAGTGTTACAGTTAATGGGACGAACTCAACGTCAGGTTCAGTAGTTTTTTATACCGGATATAATGAGTCTCTTCCTGCTGGTAGCTATACTTTGTCTGGTACATCTAGTCTTACTGGTGGGGCAGAAATTGAAATAAAAATAAAACGAGTAAGGGGTACTTTTGAATGGCTTTCAGTCAATCGTTCTATACATACTAAAACCTTTAATATAGCAACTGGCGACATAATTGACTCGTTTTATGTTACAGTAAGAGTTGGACAAACTGCTGATAATGTCAAAGTCTACCCCATGCTAAACGTTGGTTCAACCGCATTACCCTATGAACCATACAACGGCAACATAACACAATTACCTATACCGCGTGAGTTACATCGAATTGGTGAGGCCGCTGATAAGTGTATTACACGAGTTAAGAGCGTCTATGATAAGCGGATTGTTTTGGATGGGGCGGAGGATTGGAAGATGGGGGGTGCTGTCGGAGATGGTGCCCCGTACATTTTTTGTGATCTATTGAATGACCATTATCAAGCCTTCCCGATCATATCTTCTCGCTTCCCGTCTACAAATATTCTTGCCAGCAACAAAAATCAGGGAATCGGTTGTTGGGATAAATCGCTCTATTTAAGATACGGTTCTCTGTTCACCAATGTAGAAGAATTGAAAACTTACCTTTCGGCACACCCCCTCACCGTCTACTATCAAAGCACCGCCTACGACGGCACAAACGGTCTGGACGTGTGCTTGATGAAGTACCAGACGGGCTTTGTGGAGCTTGACGGGACGGAGGCTTCACATATTTTCGATGGCATGTTTTATCTCGATTATAGCGCCGCATGGCCAACGCCTGCGAATCGAGTCAATGGTGTGTGTTCTCATTATCCATATGGGACATGTGGCAAAGGAAAAATCGGGCTTACTGATAACGGTGCGGCAGTAGCATATAACCCAAACAGCGATTATACCGGCGACGAAGGCGGTCTGGCGAACTGGAAAGCCTACCTCGTCGCCCAAAAAGCCGCAGGAACCCCCGTACAGATTGCTTACCAGCTCGCTGCGCCCGAAGTGTACGCTACGGACCCTGTTGACTTCGACAACACAGCCGGTCCGCTCACTGTTGTAACAGGCGCCCAAGTTGAAGTCAAAATGACAGATTTTGTAACCGATAGAACACCAGCATTTCTCAATAAACTTGACAAAACTGGTGATGGTTCTGACGTTACTGTTACTTTCACAGAGGCTGCTACCGATACCGACATAGCTTCTGGCGATAAATTGTCTATTTTATTTGGCAAAATACTCAAACGATTCTCCACTATTACCTCTAAGTTTACAACGGTAGATAATAGTATTACACAAATAGAAAGCGACATTTCTGATATAACCGATGGCACTACTGTTGTAGCGCAAGCCAACAAGGTAACTAACGCTCTGGTTATTATGAGCAATAGTGGAACTGCCCTCGTAAACTATGACGGAAGCGCTACGGCAAATATGACGCTTAGCCCATCCAATGTTGGAGCTGAACCAGCATTCACAAAAAACTCGGCGTTCAACAAAAACTTCGGTAGTTCTGCTGGCACGGTATGTCAAGGCAATGATGGTAGACTGTCTAATGCTCGTCGTTCATCTAATATAACCATGAGTTTGTCTGGAACAAACCTTAGTATTAGTTATAGTTAAGGATGTGTTATTATGGCTTTAAGTTTTAATGGCACAAATGTACCAGTAAGCGGAAACGTAACATATAATGGAACTGGTTGTAGCACGGTAACATACAATGGAACCCAAGTTTGGAAACGAGCACCAGAATGGTTATATAACAGCGGAAATCAATATACCGAATTTACTGGTGGCTGGAATGCTCAAGCCGCTTATTATTTAGGCGGCTCTGCTGGTACAAACTATTACAGAAACCAAACCGCATCTACTCCGGCTTTCAACGCATCAAATATTTCGGTGACGTGTACTGGCAATTATCTTGGCGGTGGTAGTGTTATTACCAACTGGAAAGTTGATTTATCGGCAATTTCATCATTGACCGCAAGTATTAATGTTTTTGACCAATACGAATCATATTCGTATTTTTATATACATATACTTAATTCATGGCCAACGATAAATGCTGACAATACAAGCGTAGCGGCAACTATGGTAACTGGTGTTTCAAATATAACCAGCGTAACTCTAAATACTTCGGGGCTTAGTGGAAGTTACTATGTATTGATGGGTTTTTCAAATAATAACTATCGTAGTTTCACAGGGTATGTTTATAGTTTAAAGTGTAATTTCTAATATTGATACGGAGTATAAGATATGAAATTAAATAAAATCGCTGGGTTAGTTGCCCCCCCCTATAAAAGCTGACACGATGGGAGGGATATAGATGGCGTTATCTTTTAACAACACAAATATCCCTCCGTCTGGTAATGTTATATTTAATGGAACCCATTGTAAAACTGTAACGTACAATGGTACTGAGGTTTGGAAAAAAGAATATACTGTATATCCAGGCGCTCCTGTTGCTAATACTCAAAACCTTGGATATGCCGCATACTTTACTGTTACAAACAGTGGCACAGACATTAAGGTCGACGCATTTGGCGGCACAGAACGAGGATATGGGCGTGTTATGCTTGGTGGGTTCAGCACAATAGGATATTCACAGATATATTTTGCTAATCTAAGAGCATATATTACAAACAGTTTTTCCCATATTAAAGTAGCATTAAGTGATATAAACGGGAATGTTGTTCAACAACTTATTTATTCCGAAGCAAACGGATTCGACGCAACATATACCGCAAGCACTAAATTCAATATAAACTCCCCAAATGGGAATTATTATTTGATGTTAGAGGTTGAATCTGGCGCTACTCACTTGGGTAAAAACGCAACAATATTAATGAACGGTTGTTATCTGGTTTAAAGGAGAGACAATTATGATAAAAGTAACACTTAAAAATGGCAAAGAATATGAAGTTCTTGAACCTACTACGGTATATCCAAGCGGATTGCCGAATATTCGTAGCAAAATGGAAATTTACATTGATGAAAGCGCAATGACATTAGAAGCGCTCGAAAATGTATTTTCGGACGAGTCCGCAACGGATGAACTCCGTATCACCAAAACAGGAGACGGCGGCGATGTCGCTTATGAGTGTTTATATCGTCACTATTGCATTGTGACTAGTATTGGTAAGAAACTCGTTTCAACTACAAGTCACGAAACAGGAGAAACCACAGAAGTAATGTGTCTGTATGTTACTCTGGAACAGAGGACATATGTTGAGCAGAAACTGTATGAAATGGGTGTCTCCTAAATGACATATAGAAAGGATGCCTAGCTATGTTGAATGAAATTTTAAACGCTGTATTAGATAGCTTAGTAATGGTATCATCTTTTGGAATCTTTATGTTGTTTTGTGCTTTTTCCAATAGTATCTTAGGTTCGGTTATCGCGTCTAAGACAAATGAGTTCCAGTGGAAAACACTTCTTACTGGCGTTGTTAGGAATATCGGCGTTGTTCTCGGCGTCGATATTCTTGCCGCTGGGCTTTCTGGAATTACAAAACTCATAGAAATATACAATGTTGCTCCACAATATTCTGAGAGTATACAAGGTGTTAGCGTATTAGCCATAGTAGCAATCATTATCACATTGTCATACACGGTTTATGGCAAACAGGCACTTGACAAAATCAAAAGTCTTGGTAATTTGAAAGACGAAGATATAGTCGTGATTGATAAAGCCGAGGGCTGGGAACAGAGAGGGACGTGACTTATGCTTAGTTTTTCTGTAAACAAACAAAGACTTACTAGGAATGATTGTCAAAAGGTAGTTGGGGGTTCATATAATTATTTATATGCTACGTTTGACTTTTCATACGATTGGGAAGAAGTAGCACAGAACGCCGTATTCAATAATACGACTGAGGACAAAAACTTTACAGTTCCAATTGTTGGCAATGTGTGTTTGGTTCCATGGGAGGTTATTACTTCTCCTAATTTCACAGTATCATTGTATGGGTTTACAGATACTAAGCGAATTACGACAAATGAAGTAATGGTTCCGGTTAAACCAGCACCATATAATGCCGAGAATATTCCAAGTCCTCCGCCTACACCAACCGACTATGAAGCATACGTCAAACTTGTAAATGAATATAAAGAACAAGCCGATGCTCAATATCAAGAGCTGAAAGATACAAAGACCGAAACAATTACAAAAGAGACTGCTATTGAGTTCCCAAACATAGGAAGCGAAAAGAATATATATATCGAAACTTCTACAAATAGGACTTATAGATGGTCAGATACCGATTTAAAGTATTATTGTGTAGGCTCTGATTATAGTGAGATAGATATTATATCAGGAGGGAAAGCTCGTGGCTAATACAACATTAGATGTAAAAATTCAAATAAGAAATGATACTAAAAACAACTGGAATACACAAAACCCCGTTCTTTTGAAGGGTGAAATGGGTGTAGAAACAGATACCAGAAAGTTTAAATTTGGTGATGGAGTAAGCGATTGGGCGACGCTTGAATATGCGAGTGCTACTGGCGCAATCATTATGAACAAAGCTCCGACACCTACGGATTCCGGGTATGATGTCGGCGCAATGTGGATTGATACAGCCGCAAACAAAGCATATCTGTTATTCAATAACACAGCAAATCAGGCTGTATGGAAACAGGTTGTCACCCCTGATGATTTGAGCGACCTTGGCGCTGGCGACATGTTGAAATCGCAGTTTGCCAACAACCCAAAGGCCGAACAGGGGTATGTAAACGCGGCTATCGTCGCTGATACGGCAAACGCTACAAAAGGAACGCTTACTGCAGGCTCTAAGACATTTAATGGCTCTGCCGATGTTACGGTTACAGCAGATGATTTAGGTGCTCTTACAGCCGTTCCTAGTGAATATGTAAAGAACACTGATTATGGCACAGCAGAAACTGGCGGTGTTGTTAAGTCTACTGCCAAGGGTACAGATACAGTAACAATCGGTGCTGACGGCACAATGACAATCGGTAAGGCATCGGAAGCTGCGGCGGCTGATACCGCTACCACATTGGCTACTGGACGTACAATTTCTGTTGCTGGTGATGCTACTGGTACGTCCCCTGTATTTGACGGTAGTGCTAACGTAACAATTCCTCTTGTGCTTGCCAACAGCGGTGTTGTTGCTGGTACTTTCACAAAGGTTACGGTTGATGCTAAAGGACGAGTGACAGAAGGTGTCGCAAACCTTACAGCGGCTGACATTCCTGAGCTTACTCTTTCTAAGATTTCTGATGCTGGAACAGCGGCGGCAAAGGACTTTGGTACTGCCGAAGGCAATGTGCCTGTTCTTGGCGCTGGTGGAAAACTTAGCGAAGCTGTTATCCCAGCCATTGCTATTACGGATACGTTTGTTGTCGATAGCCAATCCGCGATGCTTGCTCTTGGGGCACAGCAGGGCGACGTGGCTGTTCGTACTGATGTAAATAAAACGTTTATTCTTAAAGTTGCTCCTGCTACTACGTTGGCGAACTGGGTAGAACTTGAAACACCAACTGACGCCGTTACGAGTGTA